ATCTCGCCAAGTTTCTCCTTGACAAGTTGGTTGTCAATCTTAGCACCCAATTTTTGTGAAACATGAAGTGAGTAATCCCTTCCATGCAATAGGTTTGCATTTTCGCTCATAGACAAGTCTATCATCAGTTGTCTATTGACTTTAATAAAGTCTGCTAGAACTTTCTGCATTGTCAACGCACGACCATACGCGTCTATGACAGCTTGTTTGTTTTTCTTACTTACACTAGCGGGGCTTTGTTGTGCCTTCTCTAGTACTTCTAATATATTAACAGCTTTTGACATTATATTATCCTTTCGTCTTTCTAGTTAATACTCCCTTTATATCCCATGTTATTCTACCTGTCAAATCTTTTTTTATTTTTTTTCCACACGAACTTCCGTGCCACGCCCGTGCTGCAGCTTCTGGTGTATTATATTTACCTTACACTGGGGTAGGGGCAATGGACAATGGAGATGGAGCTGCACGGCAGCTATCCGCGCAGCAGGATCCAGGCAGCCAGAGCTGCTGCGCCAAGAATGGGATGGTGTATGGAGAGTAGAACGATGAGTATCAGCAGCATCAGCCAATCATCTCTTGCATCAGGGCCCAGGCATCGGTTGCCTCTGGATGAGGCAGGCGCGGCTGCACTAGAAGATGCGCTCCGTCTCCCCAGTCTAGGTACCAGTATTCTAGGCGGTGGATCTCGCGGTGCTCGTTCACGTATGCGCGCAGCTCGTCGCTGGGCCCGCCCCAGCTGAACTGCCAACGCCAGTAGCCCTCTGGTTGGTTGTCCCACGTATGCGGTTCAACGTAATCGAATCCGAGTCCTTCAAACTCAGGATCTTTCAGATCGTCCTGCCTCTGCTTCCAACGCTCGTGGATCAGGTCGGCACATGTTGTTAATACGGTTACAGTCTCTGTCATCTTGTTCCTTTCTGTTAATGCACCCACTTGGGAACTTTTGATTGCTTCCCAAAATTTCAAATGGGATCACCGTGGCGGGGTGCGTGCCGTGTGTGGGTTGATGTCTATCCGCTAGGACACGTTATCACCAACCCCCGTTGGTGAGTCAGGGCGTCTGGCAGATAAAGGTGGGATATCACTAGGTAAACCGTTTTAACACCTCTATGAATCTGCTTATGGAAGCCCGTGGGTTCTCCTCAGCTCCTGACTCATTGAGAAAGCCTAAGGACTCGCACCTGTCGTTATGACTTTGTCACTTTCTCTTTTCAGACTGGACGCGCGCCTTATTATAGCAATAACCAGTCCTAATAATAATGAAGGTTTCGCATCTGAAACATCTCAGGGCCCTTCTTCATTATTACTAATACTTATATAGTCCCATCTTTTTAGATAGTCAAGAGCTAATTCTATTTTATTTCCACACGCACTTCAGCCAGAGCTGGTGACGCCAGTCCTGTAACTACTATAGTGCCACGGGTCGTGGACAGGCAATGGAATGGAGATGCAGACGGCTACCAGCTCAGGTTCCTGGCTGCAGGTGCAGCTCCTGATATATATACTCTGCCTCTTGGTCTGGCTTCAGCAATGGAGAATGGAGATCCGTTTGCCACCTGCTTCCTGGCTGGGACGCTGCATGCGCTGCTGGTTACTATTGTGGTTGGTCTTGTGAGCTGGGCAATGGAGAATGGAGAATGATGCGTTGCACCTGCTGCCAGGGCTGCGGGTCGTGCACCATGTTTATCTGCCAATTGGGGGAAGGACAATGGGCAATGGAGCCAATGGATGGAGCAACGATTCCTGGGAAGATATACAGTAAGCTTTGAGGGAAGGTCGTGGCTATAATAAAGTTTCTCCCGCCTTGCAAACTATGGCTAAAATTCCACGATTTTTGAAAAGGCGACAGAACAATCTTGTTACTGCGAATTACTTTAAGTTCTAACCAAACTGAGATACCAGCAGAGATCCCGTAACAATCTGGTATACCTTGTCCTATCCTGTTCTCTAGTCTAGTCCAATGGATATCGGACAAGTTTTCTTTTATTTGTTTCCAAAATTTACTCTCTGGTTTCACTACATTAAAAAGAAATAAATAACAAAAAATAAAAAAACAAGCATCTTAAAATTATACAAAGAAACAAGAATCAACAATGTTATTAGAATCTTTGTCACGGACACCTCTTCATCAGTTCCATCATTTGATTATAATACAACAACCTAAACTCAAAGCTCTCAGCAGTCAGCGCTGCACGCCTCAAGTTCTCTATCCTACGCCAGAACAACTCGTCTGTCATAGGTAATGCAGTATACTCATACAAGTCTGGTCTAATTATCTCTAACATGTTGTTCCTCTTCCCTCCATTTATTAATGATTTGTTCATTAGTTGAATCATCAATATAATAAACCCAACCATTTATTGTGATATATAAACAGTCACCTGTTCTAACATCAATAATCATACTTCCTCTCTTTCTTTGCCGAAGGGAACTAGCTCGGCTACTAGAGAGTTAGTCATAAGCATGTCTTAGTTACTTATGTAACCTACCAGTTCACTAGCTCTAAAAACTATATAATCCCATTCTATTTTATAGTCAAGACTTATTTTCTAATTCTTTAATTTCCTCAAACGTAGTTTCAATACTATACTGCTTCTTCAAGTCCTGAATCTTCTGCTCTACCTCATCTCTTGACATTGAATCAATTGTACCTGTAAGGATTTCTTTCTTATCAACATACAACCCAGCTATCTGTCCTCTCCTGGTCTCCGCAGCTACTGCAGCATTCCAATTTCCTGACTCACTAGCTTTATCTCTGATGCGAGCTAATGTAGACAATGATCTTTCCTGAGTACACTTGTACCTTTCAGCAATAGCTCTTCTCTCAGCCTCAATGGCACCTGCAACCAAAGGATATTTCTCAGGGTGTTGTAGCTCAGAAGCACGCACAACTGCAGAACCAGCTGCGAATCCTGCTTCAATTGCACATTGTCTAGCTGTTTTCAAACCTTCAGAATGGACAAGCAACAGTATAAATTTACGTTGTTTGCCTGTTATCTTTGGGTGAAATAGGTCATCCGAAAATGCCTGCGGTATTACTATATCTTTGTTTTCTTCTTCCATAATGCACCTGTTCAATAGATGTTTCTTCCCAGAAACTATACAATATTTCATCATCTCATGCAATGCGAGTTATGTTTGTAAATATAAAAAAGGTAACTTCTATAAATTTGTAAGTTACCTCTAAGTTACCTTTATTTGGTAACTGATAAGGGTTGTAACTTGGTAACTTGGTAACTTGTGTTCTAGCGTAAAAGAGAAGGTGTCTCTATCTGGGTAAAAACATCTATAGAAAGGGGTGTTTATGCAAAAAACTTAGGATCTTCGCGAACTACACGCAGTGCTTTATATAGAGCTTCCTTACCATCAGTAACAATTTGCTCCCATTCTGCAGGGGTATATGTCCTGTCATGCTTTGGATCGAAGAATTTTATGTGATAGTTTTCGCAACTATCGCACTTAAATATTTTTCTTACTGGGCTGTCTGGAAGTGTGATGTACATAGCGCTTTATCCTGTCTAATGGAAATAATATTACATTCTTTGGTAACTTCTTCTTAAAATAAATAGAATCCATAAGTTTGATGGATTTAACTCGTTCGTATTGACTGGTCCGTGCTGCGAGAAGCGTGTCTAGTAGTTCCCGCTGCTTTAAAATCTCTTGATCACTCATAAGCATCTTTCAAACCCCCGTATGAGGCTTGCTCTTAACAGGGGCTTTATGAAAAAAATTTCTACTAAATATAGTATATTATAGCGTTTTACGCAACTAAAAGGGTGGTTCTTGTCCCTTTTTAACCTCTACAACGGGATTACTCTCCCGAAATCGTGTAGTTTTTAAATGATTCGGGGTCCAAGGGCGGTCCATAGTACACCGCGAGGGAATCTTCAGCGCCCTCTGTCCATGTTTGGTGGTAATACTTATCTTCATTGATTTCCCCTTGTGAGTGACAAACCTTACACTGGTTAATGACCTGTTCGCCCTCGAATCTAAGTTTAACATACCCATTACCCTTACAATGACTGCATATAATCATAACGCCTCCATAATATGTTTCTAATCTTTTCCCAACGCATACGAGTAAACATCTCTTTCCCGTTCCGTGGTTCGCGTACCGCTATCTTAGACAACCTAGCATATTCTTTCAATAGCCGAGTTCTAAGAGTATTTTTCTTAGCCATGATTCTTCCTTTCTCATTTCCATATACATCCAAATACAATACTCGGTGCTGTATACTTTGTTTTTTGTGCAATCATTTACATACATCCGAAAGGGCGAGTGCGTAGTCCATAACCAAACACTCACCACAATCGTGACACAAACTATAAAATGCTTAATAAGTTGTAACATCGTATGCAATACCACACGTATATTTTGTTTTTAGCCCCCATCATATTATCGGTGAGGTACTCCTTATTACATTTTTTGCAACATTTCTTCTCATACTTCCAATTTGGTTTAAAATCACGATAAGATTTAAACTTAGGCATGAGTGTGTCTTTTGTCATACTCTGTTAAAATAGACCTTGTTACGACGACCTTTATTATAAATCTTTTCAATACGATCTAAATACTGCTCGTGATTACTGCAGATCCACATATCAGAACGTAGACGCTCTAACTGTTCCATCCATCTTTTGCTTTCCCACTTAGAGTGATCCATGCAACGGATTAAGGATATAATAAAAGAACGTTTATTCCATACATCAGGAATAAGCTCTTTCAGACTTTCAATAAATTTAGCACGTAATACAGCTCGTTGCCAATCAGCAATAACTAATTTACCATCTTTAAAAATACGCATTCCTGATTGATCCATTGTTCTGTCACATAATAAATAAGTAACAACACTTGAGTTAAATGGATATCGTTCTGTAAATATTTTATATAAATTATAAGGTTGCAGATGGTAATTATTAGGATGCTTCTCTTTTTCTAGCGATACATAATAATCTAAATAAGTGTTAATGCTCCATTTTTTATGGTTATCATTAATAACAGGAACATGTTCAATACGCATCCCTTCATATATCATGTACAATACAGGCATACTAAGTTCCTGCCATACTGTAAAACGATGGTTTCCATCCATAATCTGTAAAAATTCATTAACTTTTATAGGTTCTGGTATGAAATTGTTTTCAATAGCTTTTTTTAATCTATGTACATCTCCTTTAGCAGGTACCCTATTAAAAGGATGAAGCGTAAATTTACTGTAATCCTCCTCTATATATGGCCCGTGAATATTAGTGATATTACTATTTATTGATTGTATATCATATTTCATACTGTTAACTTTCTCTTTTTTGCTTCTTGTTTAACAAGAAACGTTATTTGCATACCTGCAGACCGATCGTCTGCGGCAGCTATCTTCTTCAACAATTTGTAAGTTTCAATGGCTACTGCCACACTTTTAAACTTTTTAATGTTCATTTTGTTTTCCTTCCATTATGTCTGCTATTCTTTCCAATGCATCAGCAATGTTTTGATTAGAATTTGCAACACCCATTATTTCAGATTCCAAATTTGGTGCAAAATGTTCTAAATACATCGATGTTGGACAACCATCTCTTTCTGAAGAACTAAAAGCAAAATTCCATTGCTGCATAATTTCAATTAAGTTATCCAGTCTTTTTCCTATACCATTCATCCTGTCTCCTTTAGTTGATGTGGTAACTTTGCTAAATGTTCCTGCATTTCGACGTCACCAAAATCAAAAGCAGGTTGTTCGGGTTCGTGAGCCGCGGACGGTGTAAACTTACGCCCTGCATTGCGAGCCAGGTCATTCCACTCTTGAGCAAACTCCATATACAAATCTGCCATCGTGTTATCACCTATCCTCTTCGCATCACGCGCATTTTCCATGTACGCTTTCGCTCGCGTCAAACGCATCCCAAGACGAAGCCCTTCTTTGAACGTCATCTCATAGTCTTTTTTAAGTCTCATTTCTTTCTCCTTTTTAATGGTTTTTTTAATGCTTTAGCCAAATGCCTTTTCCCTGTTCCTTGTGGCAAGTTATATTGCACAATACCCATCGGACCTTTTCTTTTTTGATTTGGTAAATCTACTAATGTTGCTCTAGGTGTATTACTTCCTTTTACAATTTCAATAGGTCTACCATCTGATGTATGCGTTCTAGCTATTCTAGTATCATGATTAAAAGGGTTTAAAACAGTTTCTGGCTGTATTTTTTTTCTTTTTCCTCCAATAATACCCATATGATTCCTTTCTCTTTTATTAAGTGAGTAGGGGGATTCTTTGACTACCCCCAACCTTTTCCCGACAAGTCAACCTGTCATAGTTAACCAGTACTTCAGTACCAACCCTCACACCCTCAGTCATGTGACCATACCTTATGAAGACTGTGCCTTACTACCTTGTTACAGTTATTCGGCCATACTCCGAGAATGTTGCACCATTCTCATTTAATTGTTTCTTTAATCTAATTTAATGGGAGTGTCAACTATTATTAATAACAAACATATTTGATTCAAGGCACCACGTTTCAACATATATAGGATTGATTCCTTGTTCTGCCGCAGCATTATATAAAGCATTTTCTATATCAACGCGTCTAGCTTCACATTTAGGTTCATTAAACCAAAGTTCAGCTGTATGCTTAACAGATGGCATGCCAGGCATGGATATCATCGAAATTAATAACCAGATCTTAATCACCTGCATCGCCCCAGTTGTCACCGCATTCAACGTCGACTTTACTTGGGACGGCTAATTCAACACAGTTTTCCATAATATCTTTAATCTTAGCCTTATCTGCATCGCTTGCAACAGAAAAGTCAAGTTCATCATGTACTTGTATATGTGCCAGGTAGCCTTCTTTATATAATTCAAGCATCGCTTTCTTTGTTTGATCAGCCGCAGAGCCTTGTATCAACCTGTTTAATGCTTTGTATGTCCAGGCACGTTTAATCATATGTTCGCCGTATTCAACTTCAGCTTCTTTTCTAGGTAATGCTTTTTTACCCCACTCATTGGTAGGTTCCCATTGATCAAAGCGACAACGTCTGCCTTCATGAGTAAATAAATAACCTTTTTTACCAGCTTTGTTCATTGTATCATTCATTAATTGCTTAACAAAAGGAACACGTTGATTGTAAGATGTTAATAGATCCGTTGCTGTTTCTTGATCAACACCAAGCTGTGACATCAGCTTACCTTTACCCATACCATAAAACAAACCTAAGTTAATTGTCTTTGCTTGCTTACGGGGTATGTCAGCCATCTTTGATACCATTTTATGAAAGTCCGTTGTTGGATCTTCATTGTATGAATCAACAAACTTATCAGCCCCTGTAAAATGACGTAGGCTTGCGTAGTGAACGACGAGCCGTGGTTCTTGCTGCGAGTAATCAAAAATACCCCACTCATGATCTTTTTCAGGGATAAATATACTTCTGATCAGGGGTCCGAGAATCCCGTGCCGTGCTGGTATTTGCTGTAAGTTCGGATTACTATAACTAAACCTACCTGTTACTGTTCCTCCTTGGTCGGAACGCATTTGGTGGATCTCAGCATGTATCCTGCCTCGGTACGAATGCTTGGTGATACTCTCAATGAACGTGGTTCTTGCTTTGTTAATCTCACGACACTCCACAACCATCTTAGCGAGAGGGGAATCATGTGTCGACAGAAAGTTCTTGTCAAACTTTGGTTGTCCTGTTGGAGTAGTATCATATGGCAGTGAAAGTTTATCAAACGCCTTTGCCACACTGGTGGCAGCCCAGACTTCGACGTCCACTCCAGAAAGTTTTTTAATGGATCCGAGAAGTTTATTTTCTTGTTTCTGTAAATCATTTTTAATAACCTCCGCTTTTTCTAAATCTACTCTAACACCTTTTTGTTTCATCT